ATTTAGCAAATAAACCCCATATTTGTTCTTCTGCATTTTCTAAATAATCGGCTTTTTCTGATAATCTAGCATTTAAAAGTTGGAATTCTGTTTGCAAGGCTATTCCACTAGCTATTTGAGTACCAGTTGCCCTAACAGAACCCATATGAGTTATTCTATCAATAGCATTAACTTTGTTTTGTATACACTTCATTATCCCATCTAGGTTTTGACCACTAGGTTGGATTATATAAGGTCTTAAAGCAGGGTCTAAATCTTCTGGTATTTCTATTATAGCACCTGCACCTGCACTAGCTTCAACATTAGGTGTTTTAACTAAACTTGGGTGGTTAGCTAATCTGATTAATTGTTCTTTCTCGGAATAATCATTGTAAATAGATTGTTGAAGAAATGCCACATCTGATAAATCACTTATACCAATAGGTCGCTTATTACCTCGCAAATTATAAACATTAACAGCAGGAATAGTTCCTAATGGATTAGGCACTTCTTCTAATAGCTTTGATTTACCCTCTAAATATTCTTTATCATATTCTTCAACCTCATATGTACTAACAGTTTCTTCCGTAAATACTTTTATGATTGCTCTTTCTGAATTTATATCTTCAACAATAACCAATAAATCTAAATAAAATCTTCCACTAGCTGATCTAGCATAATTCCAATTAACTATGTTTTCTGGTGTGTATATTGAAACATAAGGTCTAATATCTTGTGCAAGTTCTTCTGCTCTAGTCTTTGCATTAGATTGTGGCTTATCAACTATAACCCAACAATTACCATAAATACTAGCGTTCATCTGAACTTCTCGCATAACTGAATCAAATGACCTACCATCTAAATCAGCATCTTGAATAAATGATGTTAGTTGTGGCTCATTATCTAAATCGCCATAATCTCTTGATGGTGGTACTCTCCATAAGAAACTTGTGTATATCTGGACTACGTTTTTGCAATGATTATCTAGGGGTGTATGCCTTACTCTTTGGTCATATTCTTCTGGCGATTCTAATACATATCTATGTAAGTAATAACCATTTTTATAATCATTACCACCTAAATAACTACGAATATAAAACTCCCAATTACTTATATTTGAGTGCCATAAATCATGTTTTTGTGTTAGTGCTTTTCTGTCCATCAACTCCACCTCTTAGGTTGGCTAGGTGCAAAATTACGTTTTAGTGGAAAATTAAACTCTATTAAATAGCCAAGAGCATCATTCATATGATCATACCCACTATCTTTATCTGGTACATGAGTTCCCTCTTTGTATATTTGTCTTTCTATGCTTTTAATAACATTTTTGCAAGATTTAACAATAAACAGACTATTTTTCCCATTAACATTTTTTAATTTTGCATTAACTGCATTAATTCTATCCCTAATTAAAGGTGCTGTATTTTTACATTTTACATCAAAATTAGCATTTTTCAAGATACTTAAATCAGTAAATCCCCCTGCTGACGTTTTTCTTTGTCTAGCACTAGGGTCTGGATAAACAACTATTTGTTTATTATTGTATCTATTCCTTATTTCTTCACACATTTCTTGAGTATTTGAGGAATATATTTGTATCTCATCAACGACTATAATTGTTTCATTAACTATAATACAAACAACTGCACTCATAGGGTCTACGTTAAAATCTAAACCTATGTGAAGAACTGCTGTTTCTTTTTCATATTTTTCAATAATATTACTTTGTCTATTGAAGTTGTAATAAATCATTCCAGAATAATTAACAAATGTGGCTTCATATTCCTGCTGAAATGTTCTTATATCTAAATCTTGTTTTGCTTGTTCAACTTCGTCTTGGTCTACATTACCACCCTCAATAGTAGTATATTTAAAACTTGCCCAGTCGTTATTAGTTTCACCTTGCTTAAATAGTTCATATGACCAGTTTCCAAACCCTCTTGGACTTCCACAGAATAAAGCATGACCTTTTGTGTCTGACAATGTTGGTCTTAAAACCTCAAACCATGCTTCTTTATTAACGTCTGCAAACTCATCAATACATAAGAAATTCAAACCAACACCTCTTAATGATTGTTCATTATCACTTCCCCTAAGTGTAATAGTTGAATTGTTTTTAAGGGTAATAGTTAAATCACTATGGTTTATATTCTTAACCCATTTATGATATATCATTTTTTCTTTTAATACATTCCAACATATAGCTTTCGCTTGTCTATAAGTTGGTGCAACATACCAAACTCTTTGATTAGGTTTACTGGCAAACTTTGCTAATTCATTAATCGCTAAAAATGTTTTCCCAAATCTTCTACCAGTAACAAGAACCCTAAATCTTGATTGATCACTTATTACTTTCTTTTGGGGTTTAGTTAATGCCATTAATCAGATGACCATATCAAAGGTTCTTCTAATTCATTCTGTTCTATCTTATCTTGCTGACCTAACATATTCTTTCCCAGAAAGATTTGCATTGTCACATTACCATTTTCTGCTGATGCCCATTGTAGTTGTCTTAACCTCATTTTTTGTTCTGCCCTACCTTTTGTCAGAAATTCCGAATAACTCTTTTCTAAAAGGTCTGCTGAACAACCGAAAAAGTCACCCATTTCTTTATTGGTACAACCCAATTTAGCTAATTTACTTAATTGTTTAGTATCTATAATATATTTCTTTGGTCTTGCCATTCCTATTTACCCCATAGTTAGGTAATTAAGATTTATATAATTATTACTAAAAAAGATACATATTTTTATATTTTATCCAAATTAGGCTTGATTTAAGAGCCATACAGCAGGTGTTGACTAACCCTATGGTATGATCGCACCCCTTAAATTAGACTTAACCCTCTAAGAACTTTGCATTGGCATAATCATAATTTTTATTTGTAGCAGTAACACCAGATGGTTGGACATCTTCACCTTTTTCTAATTCGTATTTTACGTTTACATAAAAATCCATATAACTAGCATATATAAATGAACCCTCTTTATCTTTATCTGATAGTTTTATTGGTACATCTTCAAACTTTTCTACTTCTTTTATTTTTGTTTTTTTATTTTTTAATTCCTTAAAAACTGCTTTTAAATCGTAATAACTATTTTTAATTTTACTTTTGGTATACATATTATTCTCCAATATTATATTCTTCAATTAATTCTAACAATTTTAAACCATCATCAAAACCTTTTTTATAATAAGCTGATGAAGCATTTCTAGGGTCTGGCTTTTGATTTAATATACCATCATAAATACCATCTTTATAAAATGTCAAATATGTTTGCCTTTTCTTTTCTAAAGGGTTTGTTATATCTATTACATTCATATTAATCTCCTAATCATCATCTCTTTCTATTCTATGAACTTGAGTAAAAAAACCAAGATATTGAATATAACTCATAGGAAATAATATTAAAGGGTCATAATCACCCATGAGTGTTTCATCAATATTTTTTTCAAACCATATTATGGCTGTATCTCTATCAGATTTTAAATTTCTCATAGCAATATCAATACATTTATTTCGATCATATATAGCTATAAATTTATTTTTCATACTTTTTTCAGTAAATCCAATAAATGCTTCTTCAAAATCATCTGGCAATACTTTCATATCTCTCATACCCAACTCCCCATATCTAAGTAATTAATTGCATCTTCTTTTGTAAAATGACCCTCTTTAATGGCTCTTTCAACGTCATAGGGGTGTTGTTTTGCATATTTGGTAATAAAGCTACTACCTTTTTTATTTCGCACAGCTTCTTTAAAAACTTTTAACCTATTATCATAAGGCTCAATAACATTACTAACTGATTTAGGTTGTTCATCTAAATACTTTTTAGCTGATAACCAGAAAGCAGGTTGTTTAGCAAATTGTTTATCTTCAACAGAACTATAATATTTATTATACATTTCTGCTAATTCTTCTGCTTTTTCTATCCATTCTGGTTCAATGTTAACAAAGTTCTTTTCTGCTATTCCCTTACTCACTTTATTAGAAACCTTATTCCAAAACTTATGAAAAAAGGGATTATAACTTATCTTACTTGTTTTGGTAGGATAGGTGGTAGGGGTAGTGGTAGTGGTAGGGGGGTTTGTTCTAGGGGGGGTGCTAGGTTCTACTCTAGGTTCTGGTCTAGGTTCTACACTAGGTTTTTTTCGTCTACCACCTAACCTGCCATTTTCCTTAGATGCTTCGATTCTTCTAGTAATATACAAATACTCTTGTAATTGTCTTTCATTTTGAAAATGATTGTTAACTAAAATAAAGAATTCTTTAATAACTGTTTCACAACTTTCTTTTTCACTTTCTGAAATGCAATTTGCTATTCTTTGATATTTTAAACTTTCATTAGGTATTCCAGAACATCTTTTGTTCCAGTTCCAACAAAGTAATCTAATATATATGCCTATTTCCTCATTAGATAAGGCTTGAGTACCTGCTATGAAATCTTCTGTGAAAAGATACCATGCTTTTAATTTCTCTTTAGGTTTTGAATTTTCGTCTATAAACATTATGATCTCCAAATCTATTTAGTTTATTGTAACCCCTCTAGGAATAAACCTAAAGGGATTTTTTGGTTTAATATCCCCAGACTTCTTTTCTGGCATTTAAAACAGTTTCTTCTTTCCATATCCAATTATCTGGGTTTGGTATCAAAGAGTTTTTAACGTCATCTGGACTATTAACAGTTTTTAAGTAATTACCCATCACTTCAACTATATGTTCACATATTTTCATAGGCATAACATAATCATCTAATGACATAGCAATATATTCAGCATCTTTAGTTTTAGTAGGGTTTTTAAGATACCATAATATCTGCTTGGCATTAGTAGCCTTTTGATAAATAGATTGTTGCATAGCATGGGAAATACTTATCTTTTGAGGTAAAAGTTTAGATGTTTTCAAATCAATAAAAAAATCTTCTTTGGTATTTTTATCTTCAAAATGAAAATCAGTATATCCTATAAATGGAATACCTTTTATTTCAACTTCTACCTTTTTTTGATAGTTTAGTAATGACCACCTATAAGCATATTCTTGAAATGTCTTAACACCTAATTCTAATAAAGGTACTAAGTTTGCTCTTTCATCATCTATTTTAGGGTCATTTATTTCTAAACAATTAGCATCATATTCAGCTATCATCTTTTGACTAGCTTCTTCAATAGGCATACCATGTAGAAACATATTGATACCAGATTCAACAACTTGCCCTCTAATAGCAGGTGCAGACGTTGGGAATTGATAACCAAATATTCGCCTTAATGCCCATCTCTCACGATAAAAAGCAAATTCATTAAGATGACTAAATGACAATGGAAGTAAACCTTTTCCATAATCATTAAACTTTTCAAAATGCTCTATCATATCATATCCACCCATTTTTTAAGGTGTTTTTTATTTTCAAGAACTTGAAGTTTTAAATCAAAACATTGATCATGAACATTACTGGTTCTACCAAATTTTAGAACATATTGGTCAAGAGCAAAAACTAATTTATCCATTACACAAATATCATTCAGATGCTTAGTAATTGCAGATTGTTTTTCATTATCTTGATCTAATTCTATTTGGTTTAGTTCTTCTTCAAGATTATATTTATCTGACATTAATCTTTCTCCTTTAACAATGTACTGCTTAACAAATTGTATTCAGCGAAAGTTTTGCCATTTATAGTGTTATAAGTAGTAATTATATTATAACCTTTTTCCCTAAGTTCATAAATTCTAGCACTTAATCTGGTAATTCTATAACCTTGTATAGCTTCCCATGAAGTAATAATTTTATGTTTTTTTAGATGATTTAGTATTTGTAGTTCTTGTGTATTTGACATAATAATCCTTTCTATAAATTACGTTTTGCCATTTCCCTCTCATTAACAACCTTAGTTCTTAGGTCATCACGAAAGGCTTTGAAGGACTCAAATCTAATTTTAGACTGATTCCTCTTTTTTAAGGTTATTCCGTATCTATCAAAATAATCCTTAAACTTTGTGTCCGAATAAATTAAACCATTTAATTCGGTCATATTTTTGTAACCACCTTTTCTACTGTAGTAAATAGTTAATTCTGCAACAATCATTTTTTCTTCTTTTTTCATTAATTCTACAGCAGTATCTAAATCAGCAAATGTAATACCTAATTCTTCTTGCTGATAAGATAGTTTGTTAGGTTCAAAATCTGATAAATAAATATCACCCATTAGAATGGTATTTCATCATCTAGGTCATTACTTGGAATATTATTTGTTGAAGCAGGTGCAGGTTTTGAACCAAAAGAAAAGCTATTAACTCTTAACATTAGAATTGTTTTAACAACTCCTTTTATTTCATATTCTTTAGTTGATAATTCACCATTTACAAATATTTGTTGACCTTTTACAAGATACTTGACTGCTCCCTCTCCTTGCTTTCCCCAGATGGCACAATCAACCCACATTGTCTTTTTATTGTCACCATAGCCAACATTAGTACCTATTGCAAAATTGCAAACTTTATATCCAGATACTTCTTTTAATTCAGCATCTTTTGCAAGTCTGCCATCAAAATTACAATTATTCATGTTATTACTCCCTTTTATTCTTCACTTATGCTAATAACTTCTATTTCATTTAATAAGGTTTGATAATCTCGCCTTTTAGCGATATTTTGCCACCTTTTTTCGGCTTCTTCATAGTTTCTAGCTTTAATATTAACATTGTAATATTTCGTTTCCTTACAATGGATTACAAATTCAGAAAGTTTTATTTCATTTTTGATCATATAAATTACCCCACTCTTTATGATAAATTTTTTCTTTTAGTGTTTCTATCCATTCCTTGTTTATAGATTTATCTTTATGTGCCAAATCATGACATGACCTACAAACTGGGAATAAATTATCAATTCTATTTAATCTGTTGTTTTTAACACCACCCATGCCTTTAGGTATCAAATGATGTATATCTACTGCTTGCTGTCTAAAGCACCCCCAACAAATGGGAATATCGTCTGAATGATACCCCCAAAAGTCGGCAAATAGTTTTTTATAATTTTTTGAGGTTTTCATTAAAAGCACTCACAGCATTTTTTGTTAATTTTTCAATATCCTCGACACTAAAATGTCCAGAACCCATAGACCTACCAACAATACCAGTTACAAAAATATCCATTCTTTGGGTATCGCCTTTATTGAAATTATTAGCAGGTGGTTTGAAGTTTGAATTATCAACCACATTTCCTAATGTTTGAGGTGCATTATTTTGCTGAACATTATTATCAGCAATTTGAACATCTTTAACATTAGTATATTGATTGCCATTAGCTGACGTTTTAACATTCATTACAGTATAATTGATAGCATCACCAGAATTGGGCATAGGGTTCATAACTACACCCCTATAGTACAAGCGAGTTCCATCAATTAGATTTATCGAATAGTTAGGAACACCATCTTTAGTATTATCATAAATTTTATCTATTATATTAGCCATTTTACCCTCTATTTATTTAGTACACTATAACCACGACCTTCAAGACATCTATTAACGAAGTCTGAACGAGTGTTTAACTTTGGACTTAACCATAAAACTTTCCACCTAAGATTATTATAGATGGTTTTACCTATGTTCCAACCAGAACTAGTTTGATCTTCAACTAGGCTTTTACAAGTAAAATAGTCATCATGAAATCTGTTCATATCGCCTTTGATATTTGCAGATGATTTTCCCCTACTATCTACTATTGGCATTGTAGAACACCCCCCCATAGATACTAGAACGAAAATTATTGAAATTGTTTTATACATTTTTTTGATCTCCAAATCATTATTAAACCTACATTATTTTTTTGGTTTGTTCAACTTATTTAGTGTAATAACCATTAACAGTTCTTATGGCTTTCTTTTCTTCCCAATAAGAATATCTGGTATCGCCAATATCGTTAACTACACCTTTTTGCATAACCATTATATGTCTAGGTATGGAAACTATAATATTATCTAAATGAGTTAACTGGTCTAATTTTGTTCTTTCTTTAGAACCAAATTTTACTAAAGAAATGTATTTCCACCCATTATCTAATAAATATTTGTGATAAATTTCTTTATATACTCCATTTCTAGGTGATAAACCATTAGACCTGCTTTTCATTTGTCTAGCTATTTTAGTTTTTTTAGTTTCACTATATAGCTTATTGCGAATAAAGAACTGGTCATAAATAGTCATATAATCTTCACCAGTAGCTATAGAGATTGCTCTAGTAACACAATCACCAGTTTCACCTTTGAAATATTTTGATCTACCACCATCATTAAATTTATATTGTAATTCCATTATTTTTC